TGGTTCCGCCCACTGATAGGGCACACTCCAAGTGAAGAATTGGCCAGCATTATGAATCGAGGGGTACATCACATCAGTGAATTCGCCCTCAAACATAACGTCGTCGTAAGCATTCGATATAGCGTCAATAACCAATCGAAATCGGGCTTGCGCTACAGTAAGAATAAAGTCTCCTCCTTCCGCTTCGATCTTAACTTCATCGTTCTCAAATACAGTCATCGCATGCTCCAAAGGAGTATACGGTTCGTCATACAGAGAAATTGAATACGGCATAGAGGTCATTGGGGCTTCAGCAGCTGCGACTGCCAACGCTAACCAAACAGCTTTTTGAACTAAATTAGTTTGCACGTCATAAAGCTCAGCGAGTGTTTGGAAGGAAGGGATTCGCAACAAAACGTGGTCCTGTGTTCGATCATGAAGGTAAAAATGGAGGTCATCCATATTTCCAATCATAGTTCCCAAAAGCTCAAGATAGGCAAGGCCTCTCAAGTCATTATTGAGAACGTGGTTCTGAATCCGGGTAAGTTCCTGTCCAACATACCGCATCGAAATGCGATATTGACCTGTCACATCATCTTCCTCAAACACTCTCATATTAGCATGAAACACACTAGTATGTCGGTGCAGAAAGTCAATGAGATCGGTCAGAGAAGTCCAAATGGGTTGTCCGAGAAAGATATTTTCAATGGTCAAAGGGGGGAGTGTCACTGCCATAGCTGGTATTAACTGTATTGCTATGGTGTTCGACAAAAGACTTGTGCAACTATAAATCCTAACACTAACACTAAATTGGGTACTACCAGGCCCTCCTGGATTAACCGGTTGGTTCCGTCCCAAAATAATAAACGTGTACTAAAGTAAGTCAGATATCAAAGTCGAGGCTCACGCTAGTCTCACGGAGCACTCTAAAATAATATTGAATTAAACTAAATGTGGGCTCGCTAATCTCACGGCACCACAATAAAATAGGGTAATTATAAAATCGCGTGTAAAATTCAAACGTGGTTTGGCAATGTACGTGGCGTGTGACCGTCATGCGTAC